GCTAAACGCAGTTGAACCCGCGCCTAAAAGCCCGCCCATCAAAGCGGCAAAGCCTCTATTCTCCATAATATCCGCACTTCTGTACCCGTACGCTTTTATAGCTTCGCCACGGCTTCGCATAGCATCTGCCTCAGCTTTTGCCCATTTCTTTGTCTGTGCTATTGTAACAGTGGCAGAACCACTAAATTGCACACCACTGCCTATATACGCCATCTTCTGTGTCTGGGCAAACCTATTGCCCTCACTCTCGATACGCTTAGCCTCACGGTATGCTTCCGCTTTTTGAAGTTCTGCGTACGAACGCTCCATGTCCGCTTGGTCTTGCGCCGCCTGGTAAGACGACATGCCACCTAACATCTGCGACCCCATAGAGGTAAACGTCATTGCTGCGCCGGCATCTGCTCCCATATTCTACTCCATATTCTATAGTCTATTTTAAATCGGTTATATTTTGCCATTGTACCTTCGCATTTAAAACCTAAAAACTCCATCCACCTGTCGTGTAGTTCGTTTGCAGGGCAAGAGGACTGTATTCTATGCGCCTTTAACTCTTTAGCAATATCACATATATACCTACGCATTGTCTTCGCATATTCAAGAACGTGGTCTTGGACATAAATTGATGGTATCTGCCACACGTCAAACACTCCGTCCCACAAAGGTAAAAACCCTACGCACGTTATTATGCGCCCGTCTTTTACAGCAGTGTAATTATACATATTTGTACTGCAATAATCTAAAAATGACTGCGTAAGATACGGGTAAATATTTACTTTCTCATACTCACGCATATCCATAAGTTTTAAATGCTCATAATGAAATGGCATAAGTTTATGGTCATTCATTTGTCGTGTCCACAAAAGGCACTATCGCCTGTATAGTGCAAGGTAATGGGTTGTCTTGTATAATCTCTATAAACTTCTGCTCTTCGTAATTGTCCTCTACGTTAAGCACCTGAACACCTGAGAAAAGCATAGGCGGCCTGTCGGTGTAGTCGTTTGTGTCTCTAAATAAAACCTCTTCTAAATTGTAAGGACTTGTACCGCACTTAACGCCGAGTGAGTGCCTGAAAACAAGGCCCACTTTATTTACAATAGTCGTTCTTGTCTGCGCGGCATCTCTTATGCCTCCCGCCTCAAGAGGCATAGACCTGTATCTACCTACATACTTTAACCCGACTTGCACAACTGTAGATGGATCGTCTAATGTAATCTTGCCATCCTCTACTGTCTGTACGGGGTGAACAGAAGCGTCAGCAACAACAGCAACTTCTTCGCCTTCTAAATGGTCAAGACCTGAAATCTCTGTTATAGTTAAATACCACTTTCCAGACGTCATCGCGTCGGTTGAGTCAAACGCGGAAAGTATTTTACACTCTACCTCTGTTGCGGAATTGACTGCTGTTATCTCTGCAATACCGCTCTCATCGCCCGTTATATATTTTTTAACAATACGCCTGCCGACATCGGCATCAGTAAATAAACTTGCCCCTGCGGTAAAGACAATATCTTCACCCTCTTTTGCTGCGGGTGTAAGAGTAACTGTCTGTGACGCGTCATAAATTAAAGCGCTGTCCACACGAAGCATGTGCTTGGCAAACTCCCACTGCACTTTACGATACCTCTCGGTATCTTCTTCCATGTGGTCTTCGTCTGTATAAAAATCCTCAAACTCAGGCACAGGCTCTTCCGCTTCAAAATACTCAATATGTCTTCTGGTAACGCCGTTGATAGTGCGTTCTACAACCATCCACATATTGTCAAGCCTGTCTGGTTGCGGCTCACCACATATAGAAAGCACTTTAACATCTTCACCACCGAGAACGTGTTGATGCCAGGACATTATTTTCTCTTGCTCTTTTATAGATAACGCTATCAGCGCGCCGTCATTACGCACCGCCCACATCATAGCAACCGCGCCTTGCTGAGACGTTATCTGCTTTATACCACTTTTCGTTATCTCGTCGGAGAGTACATTTATGTCGTCAGATACAAAACCGTCAGACATAACGTCATACATAAACTTATTTACAATTAAACCGCCGCGTTGAACATAGAAAAGAGTTGTGCCTATCCGTATAGGCACTACGCGGGAACTACCGAAAAAGTCAACAGGAACAACGTTAATGTCTGTACCTGTTATGGGCGCTGTCTCTGCCTCGCCATAAGCTTTATAAACCCCACCGAGGGTGCCTATGGCTAAAAACTTATGATTACCCGCAAACCAGAATATCCTGTCAGCAGTGTTGTTTTGTGACGCGATAGGAAAAACGACCGCGTGGTCTTTGTCCGCACCAACAGTAAAGTCATCAAACCTTGACTCTCCTGTGTCTGACGGCGCGCGACTGCCCCAAAAAGTCTCTGGCTCATCGTCTGTGCCACCGTGAAACACGCGTCCGCCAAAGAAAGCTAAAGCACCGGGCATATTGCCTACTTTGAAGAGATAACCGCCGGAAGTGTAAGCGTCATACCCGGTGCTGTTTATCCCGTCTAAGCTAAATGAGTCGTCACCTATTCGGGTAATTTGGTACACATTACCATTTAATTGCGTCATACCTTCAACACCATTTATCTCAATATAGTCACCATTTAATAAATCGTGCGCTGTCGCAGTTATAACACAAGGGTTAGCTTGCGTAGCACCTGATACGGCTTTTGTAAAAGGGTCGTTTGTACGCGTGTATGTCTCAAGACGCCAGTCATTCTCTCCAAATCGGCGCAGTTTGAACATATCATACTCACGGTGATTAACATACATGAGGTCTGCTTTTTGTGCTACACGTATGCCTTCAAGGTCGTCTTCGTGGAAAGAGGTGTCTATCTCATATATTTTCTCAAATACGCCTGCGCTACTGTATTCTTCAAAATCAGAAGTATCGATGTCATCGCCATCTAAATCTGTAAGTGTGAAAGTATTGCCTGTCTTATTGGCCACAAGAAAAGTCTTACCATTTAACTCTGTCATGCCTACAATTTTCTCGAGAAATATCTGGTCGCCGTTAGCTAATCCGTGGGCACTGCTTGTAATAACGCCTGGGTCGTCTTGCGTTATGCCAGAAATAGCAACCTCTGGCTCAGTTATGATGCCGCCATTACTAAGGAAACGCAGTTTCTCGTGAGAAAACGCAAGAGCATATGCTTGTTCTTCGTTAAAAACAAAAGGGATTAAGTGAGTAAGGTCGTTGCCGCGTGTAGGAATTACGTATCGAGAGCCTGGGCGAAAGGACATAGGTCCTTGAACAGATATAAAGAAATTACGCAGGATAGAAGCGCCTGTAAAATGGGTCTGTAAATCGGTACGGCCGAAGAGTTTTTTAGACAAAAGCCCACCGGCATAACTTAATAGAGGCCTGTTTAATTCCATCAGAAATCCTTTGCAATTAACGTGGGGTCTGACATATACCCACTGCCCGAGCTGTACTGTCGCCTGGCACCTATAACCTTACTTCTTAATACGCGTCTTGGGGGGCTGTCCTGTCCATTTACTGCTCTTGCCTCAACACGTATGTCTTGAAGCAAATTCTGTATATCTTGGCGTAGGTTAGTCTTTCCACTAAATCCATAAGAAATATTAAGTGCTATCTGTGTAGCGAGATACCTTTTAAACAGTTCATCGAACTTAGAAACGGTTGTCTCGTCTTTGATATACCCAATATCTAAAGAAGAACCGCCGCCATTATCAAACAATAAATACCCACCCTCTATCTGGTACCGCAGTCCTGTCAAACCGTTCTCTTCATATCCTTCTATAAACCTTAACCGAATAAAGTCATTAGGCAAAGCGTACTGGTCGGGAAAGCCGAAAAGAGGAGCGGTTGAATTACGCGAGAGAGTTGCCCTTGACTTAGCAAAATTCCAGGGGTGTGCGCGTAAGACCTGCCTGCGGGTGGTGTCATACCATCTGGAGCACATAGCCTCAGTTTTTGTTTTGGCGTCTCTTATATTGGTAATAGGCTCTACCTTAATCAAGTCAAGAGCCATATTACATATCTGTACCTCATTAAGTATCATACATATCCTCCGCGATTAAAAAACAAAAGAAGGCGTACCGACAACTATATAGTCAGTACGCCCTCTTTTCACACACGCGCGCGTAACCGTTGTCGGGTTACGTAGTTCTCACAAATAAAGCTCTTACCTGTACCGTACCTGCCTCAGTACCTACTGTGTTAGCTGTTACTGCCAGGTCGTATTCAGGGTCAGCGGCTGCAGAAGAAGCAGCGCCTGCAAGCTGCCAAATCTGCT